GGACTTGAACAGGCATGCCTCTACAAGGACCCGGAGGCTGATCCTGAGACGAAAGCGGCTTACAAATTGCCGGTGGCGAAGCTCAAGGGAGGGAAGCTCACCGTCTACTGGAACGGCGTCAGAGCGGCGATGGCTGTGCTCAACGGAGCGCGAGGAGGCATGGAGATACCAGAAAGCGCACGAAAAAAAATCTACACAAAAATCAAAAAACTGTACTCGCAGTTCGGGAAGGAAGCGCCTGAACTGCGTCTCGACATGGGAGGAGAAACCATGAACACCTTTGTAAAAGCAGTTGTGGACCTGGTGAAGCGGCTCAGCGGGAAAGACCCGGACGATCAGGCGATCAAAGAAATCGGCGAGCTCGAGACGAGGCTTGCTGATGAAAAAATCAAACAGATCACCGACCTGAGCGCGAGTGTCACGGCGCTCACCGAACGTCTCGAAAAGCTCGAGAAAAAGGACATGACGGATAAGGACACAAAGGACACGGCGGCAAGTGTGAGTGTCCCTCCGGAACTGACCGAATCCATCACGAAGCTCACCGAGCGGATCGCAGCGCTGGAAAAGAGCACGGCCACATCGAAACAGCCGGGCGAGACCGGGGCCCAAACGCGGACCGGCGAGAAAGAAATGTTCAGCGGCGTCTTTTTCACGTGATGGACCGCTGATTACGCAGATTTTACTTAAACGGAGAAAATAAGAAATGCCAAACAAAAGATTCAAAGACATGACGACTGACGAACGGTGGGCGTACCTTCAAGAACGTATCAGCACGAGCGATATCGCGTCAGCGGGCAAGCTCACCACAGAGCAGGCAGAGAAGTTCATCAGCCTGGTGGTCGAGCAGACAAGCCTCAAGGATATTGTAAAGACCTACCCGATGACCACGCCGACACGCGACCTGGACAACTTCAACTTGGCGTCCCGCCAGATGCGCAAGCCAGTGGAAGATACAGAGTACACCGATTCCATTTCGGCGACATACGGCAAACGGACGTTGACACCGCTCGAGTGGATTTACCCGGCGAACCTGAGCTACACCTACCTCGAGGACAACATCGAGCGTGAAAATTTCGAGGACACGCTCATGCAGGCACTCGCCATCGCAGTGGCAAATGATATTGAGGATCTTGATCTCAACGGGGATACTACCTCGGGGACGACATTCCTGGCGCAGAACGACGGATGGATCAAGATCGCGAAAGCGGCCGGGCATGTGTATGATACAAACGGTGTGGCCGCCCCTGAAGGCGGGTATTACTACACCGACACCGTTTTCAAAGGGATGCTTGCCGCCATGCCGAACAAGTGGAAGGCCGATTACAGCAAGCTGATTTTCCTTATGTCACCGAGCAATGCGGATGATTTCGAAGACGAGGGTAGCCCGCGACCGACAATACTGGGAGACAAACTCCTCACGACCCAGTACACACAGCCATACAAAGGCATCCAGGTCAAACGGGTGCCAACCATGCCGGACGGCACCCATATCCTCGTTCTGAAACAGAATCTCGCATGCGGTATCAGGCGCGAGTTCTCGGTCGAGACAGAGCGCAAACCACGAGCCCGGAGGTTGGAAATCACGGTCACCGGCCGTCAGGACGCCGAGATCGAGATCGTGGATGCGATCGTGGTTGCATACGACACAGTGCCTTGATGAAAGGACATAAAAGATTCAAGAGACTAAAATAAATAGGGGCGGCTTAACAACCGCCCCGATAACCAAGGAGAGGTACGATGGCAGTAAAAGATGAGGCGATATATGTCAGAATCAGAGCGCCAAGAAACAAAAACGAGGATACGCCAAGAAGCTTTAATTCCGGCGGGATCAAAATTATCCAGGGCGGAACGGGAAAACTCGTGAAAGATGAGACGCTGATTTCCAAGCTCAAGAAGGCGCTGGGCGACAGAGTCGAATTCAGCAAAAAACCATTCGCGGCAGAAACACCAGGGCCGAAGCCGAACAATGTCATTGAGCCGGGGAAAGAATAATTAAATGGGGCCTGACCTCCCCGCCCCACAGTACATAACAAAACATAACACGGCTGTGAGAACAGCCACTGGAGGAATTAGAAATGCCACGCGAACCCGAACGAACAATCATGCAGCGCCTGGGGAATCCCTCAAATTCGGCGATGAGCGCAAGCGCCTGGGACACGACAACATCAGGAACAGCTTTTTCGGCGCTAAGAAGGATTTACACCTGGCTGCTCACCCTGGTGGGATTACTGCCAGCGAGCGGCACGATCGCCACGACCGCCGACCTCCTGAGCGCTGGAACGAACGACATCAACGCAACGGTCAAAGCATCCGTGAATGCCGAGGCTGACACGGCGCTGACGGACTATGATCCACCCACGAAGGCTGAACTGGATGCGGCGGTTGCTCCCCTAGCACTTGAAGCCACGGTAGCGGCGCTCAATGATCTGAGTGCAGCGGATGTGAATGCCGAGGCTGACACGGCGCTGACGGACTATGATCCACCCACGAAGGCTGAACTGGATGCGGCGGTTGCTCCCCTGGCATTGGAAGCCACGGTAGCGGCGCTCAATAACCTGAGTGCAGCGGATGTAAACGCAGAGGCTGACACGGCACTGGCGGACTATGATCCGCCCACGAAGGCTGAAATGGATTCAGCCATCGCCTCGGCAGGCATCCTAAAGCGCACAGTGGCAGGGAAAGCTATCACATCAATCACCACCCAAAACCTGTTCACGATCTCCGGAGGGCCGATTACGCTAATCGGTTTTGCGGGATTGATCACGACCGGCCTCGAGGCTGCCACAAATGTGAGCAATATCCAATTCACACCGACCGGAGGAGCGGCGATCGATCTCTGTAATACGCTCGAACTGAACGGAGCGGCGATCCGGAAATTCCTCACCATAACGGGCACGAAAGCCGACGCAATGGCGCTCTCGACAGACGAAGGAATAGTGGTGGCGAACCTCGCCAGCCCACTCGTGCTGAGTCCGGGAGTGATCTCGCTGACATGCGCCGCGACAACCACCGGAGCGATCACCTGGTATATGGTGTACGAGCCGATGGACCCAACAGCAACGGTTGCATAAAGATCGAGATGACGTAGAAGAGAGGGGCATGGACCGCAGAAGGACATGACGGAGCATGTCCCTCCGAGGGTAAACGATGGCAGTTGAAGCGGCGGACAACGCGATGGTGAGCCTGACTGAGGTGAAAGAATGGCTGAACCTCACCGGCACGAACGACGATGATTTTCTGCAGCGCCAGATAAACGACTGGAGCGACACCATCGAAACCAGACTCGGCCGTATCATTAAATCAGACGACTATGAGGACGAAATCCACGATGGCGGGAAGTTGGCCATCCTGCCGAAAAACCTGCCTGTCACAGCTATCGACAGCATAACTATCGACGACAGCGAACTCGACTCCGATGAATACGAGCTCGACAAAGAGGGCTGCAAAATCCGTATGAAATCGGGACTGCCATTCGAAGGCGGTACCGGTGAAATACTGCTCTCCTACACAGGAGGATTTGCGTCAGTTCCCGGTGATATAAAACGGGCGGTCAGGCAGCTTGTGGCGCTCGAATATTACCTCTCCGGGCACGGCAGGAAAGCGCTGGCGAAACGAGGCGAGAGCGCGCCTGGCGGCGGGAATGTAACGTACGAGCGGGGACCGGCAGACCAGGAGCGGGTCATTGATGGATTGATCAGGCGATACGGGAGACGATAATGCGGATTGAGACGACATTCGACGGGATGGATGAGTTCCGCGAGGGAATGAAACGGACGGCAAACGCTATGCCGGGCAATATATACAGGGCGGTTGTCGAATCGTGCGCGCTGGTGGAGCGGAGAGCGAAAACGCACCACCTCGCCGGGGCGACACTCAAATATCATACCCACCGTCTCCAGCAGTCTGTCAAAACCAGTGTAAATACTACCGGGAATACTGTTGTCGGCCGCGTGGGAAGCCCAGTCGTCTATGCGGCCATCCATGAATACGGGGGCATCATCAGACCGAAGAAGGCGAAATACCTGACATTCCAGATCGCCGGGAAATGGATCCGGGCGCGCAGTGTGACAATACCGAAACGTGAGTGGCTACTGAAATCAGTGCAGGATGTCCAGGCGCAGATCGAGGCGTTATTCGGCAGGAAGGTCGAGATAGCGATAGGGTGAGGACACGACGGCGCGTGTCCATCCGAAGGAAAAAACATGGCGCAGACAGAATCGAAACGTGAGCTGATACTCCAGAATCTCAAAACGACGCTCACAGCAATCAACGGAGTTGACCCATATTGGACCGATGTCCAATCGGTGAAACGGGTGGCATCCGCGCCGACTGAATTCGAGGGCGAGGAAAAGCCGGGGATTCTGATCCTGTCGACAGGAGAGCCGGAAGAGGTTGAGAACCAGCATGCCTACCACGACCGGAGGACATTGAAAATCGGGATCATCGGGATATTGGATAAAACATCGAGCGATGAGGGGACGTCAATCAACCGTTTCATGAAGGATGTTGCACGTGACGTCATGGCCGATGTGACGCGCGGCGGGAACGCAACGCAGACATTTGTTACCAGGCGGCTCGATGTGTCGAACCTGTTTGGCGACCTGGGAATATTCGAAATGGAATTGTCGATCATATATCAC